CATTCCGGCCGTGGACGCGCTCTCAAGCCAGCTCACACCGTTCGTGGAGCAGTTGAACGGCAAGCTCACCCCGTATGTGGACAGGGCCGTCAAGCTCATCGAGCAATTCAGCCAGGGCTTGCAGGACGGCAGCATCACCGTTCAGGACATCGCCGGCAGTCTCGGCCAATTGGCCGGAGCGTTCGCATTGTTCGCCGGGGTCGGCGGCAACGTGGACAAGATCACCAACGTGTTCGACACGCTCGGCAAAATCGGCGACGGCGGATTCGACAAACTCACCACGGGCGTGAAGCAACTGCCCGGCCAACTGCAATCAGGACTGTCCGGCCTGCAACAGTTCAAATCGTATTTCAACAAGGACCTGCGCGCCGCGCTCGCCGTGGACGGCGACCCGTTCGCGAACGCGGTCAACCGCGTCCAGCAGGGCGGCGAACGACTCGCCGGCCCACTCAAGCAACTGGGGGCGAAGCTCGCGTCCACGGACATCGGCCGGTCCGTCTCGGGCATGGCCAACGGGCTGGGCGTCGAGTTCGGCAAGATCACCAGCTCCCTCGACTCGAACATCAAGACGCTGGGCGCCAAGGTCGGCGGAGGATTCTCCGGCGTGTTCTCCAAGGTGTCGGACAGCGGCCTCGTGTCCGGCCTGTCGTCGATAGCCGGCAAGGTGAAGTCCGCCACAGGGCCGATCGTCTCAGGATTGGGCGACGTGTTCGGCGGCATCGGCAACATGGTCGGTCCAAAGGTCCAGACGGGGCTCGGCAAGATCGGCTCCCTGTTCGGGTCGTTCTTCAGCCCCGGCAATTTCATGAAGTACATGGGCATCGCCGGCATCATCGCCGCATTGGTCGCGGGCCTCGGCATGCTGGACCAGAGCATGCAGGGGCAGTTGTTCGCGATGATAGGCCAGCTGTCCGCGCAACTGCCGACACTGCTGCAGCAGCTGAACATGCAGATCACCGCCAGCCTGCCGGCCATGCTCGCCCAGGGCGCGGCCATCCTCACCGCGCTGATGAACGCGATCAGCACGAACGCACCCCAGCTGATGACCACCGCCGTGCTCATCGTCACCACGTTGGTCAACGGGCTGGCCTCGCAACTGCCCACGCTGCTGCCGGCCGCTCTCGACATGATCATGGCGCTCGTCAACGGATTGGCATCCAACGCCGGCCAGCTGCTCAACAGCGGCATGCAATTGCTGCTCGGCCTCGCGCAGGGTTTGATGAACGCGCTGCCGCAGCTCATCGCACAGGCACCCACCATCATCGGCAACCTCGTGCAGTCGATAGCCGCGAACCTGCCACAGATCCTGCAGACGGGCGTGAAGATCCTCGTGACCCTCGCCAACGGTCTGGCCAGCGCCATACCGCAGCTGATCGGCAAGATCCCCGCCATCGTGCGCTCCATCTGGAACGGGTTCACAAGCGTGAACTGGGGCGAGGTCGGCATGAACATCATCACCGGCATCGCCTCCGGCGTCACATCCGCCGCCGGCAAGCTCGTCGACGCGGCGGTCGGTGCCGCCAAGGACGCTCTGAACTGGGTCAAGGACAAGCTCGGCATCCATTCGCCGTCCCGCGTGTTCAGGGACCAGGTCGGCGTGATGATAGGCCGCGGCATGGCCGAGGGCATCGATCAGAGCCAGCGGATCGTCAACCGCAGCCTCGACCGGATAGCCGCCGGACTCACGCTCGACGACCATTCGTTCGGCTCGCCGTCCATCGGAACCATTGGCGGAGGCACGGGCATGCTGCGCGACGGCAATGAACAGGCCTCCATGCAGACCGCCTTGCTGGAACAGCTGCTCGCCGCACTGGTCGCCCTGCACGCGGACATCCCGACCATGCTGCAGGCATTAGGTGTCGAGGTCGACGGGCGCGAAGTAGGAAGGCTGATACGCAAGTATGCAAACGCTTAAATATGTGTGCGCGTCGACCGGCGACGAGATCGTCATGAGCGGCCCCGACATCTTCGCGCAGACCGCCGAAGGCATCCGAGGCCGCTCATGGAGCTACGACCTCGGCTATAGGAGCCTGAGCGGCGTGACCCGCACCGCGAGGGAGACCGACCTGGAACTCACCTACCTGCGGTGCCCGGAGAAGGCGGACTGGACGCGCCGCCTGTTCGATGCCGACGTTGCCGCAGGAACGCCGGGCATGTTTGATGCTGACGGCTGGACGACTCGCGCCTACGTGGTCAAGGCGGAGCCGCAGACCATCACGCCGGTGATAATCCAGCAGAAGCTCACCGTGGTCATGCTTGACGGCATCTGGCGTAAGGCCGGGGAATCGCAGCACTTCTGGAGCGACGCGCTCACGCCCGGACTGGACCTCGACTATCCGCATGATTATCCGCATGATTATCTGGCGACCACGAGGAACGCGGTGGCCTCGAATCCCATGCCCACTGCCATGCCGTTCCAGATGGTGATATTCGGGCCGGTGTCGAACCCGCAACTCACGTTGGGCGGCAACACGTACGCGCTCGACATGGACATACCCTCGGGCTCCTACGTGACCGTCACCTCGATTGCAGGCCGTCGCACCATCGTCATGACCGCCGAGAACGGCGACGAAACCAACGTGTTCGACAAGGGCCGGCGCGGAACCGGTCTCAACGGGGGCGAATACATCTTCCAGCCGATACCGGCTGGCGATTCCATCGTGCAGTGGAGCGGCTTCGGCGTCGATTTGACCGTCTATCAGGAGGAAAGCGAGCCACCATGGTGGAACTGATCGTCACCGATGCGAGCCACGTGGACCAAGCCAGCCTTGAGGACTTCACGCTCGACGCCGCGTGGGGCGCGGACGAGAACGATTTCGAACTGACCGTGGACCGGCTCATCGATGCCGGTAGCTACGTGTATTTCGACGGCGGCGAATGCGGTGGCGTCGTGGACTCCCTGAAGGACTCGCTGAAGGACGGCCGCAGCACCCTCACCTACGGCGGTCGCACGTGGCACGGCATGTTGGCGAACAAGATTTTGGAGCCTGATAAGGGCAAGGATTATCTCACCGTGAGCGGCACGGCCAGCACGGTCATCGGCTCGCTCATCAGTCGCGTCGGCCTTGACGGCGTGTTCGACGCGGTTGACTCGCCCACTGCCGGAGCGCAGACCATCAAAAGCTACCGGTTCGACCGCTACACGGACTGCTATACGGGTTTGCGGAAGATGTGCGCGGCCAACGGACTGAAACTCAGGCTTGCCTATGCGTCCGGCCGGGTCAACATCTGGGCTGAGCCTGTCGCGCATTACGGCGACTCGATTGACAGCGACCTTATCGATTTCGACGCGACCCGCACGTGGCGCAAACCGAACCATCTCATCGGCCTGGGCAAGGGCGATTTGGCGGCCCGCGTGGTCGTCCACTGGTATGCGGACGCGAAAGGCAACGTCAGCCAGACCCAGTCGCTCAGGGGCGTGGACGAGATAACGCAGGTCTACGACTACAGCAACGCCGAAACCGCCGAACTGAACCAGAAGACCTGTGAGAAACTACAGGATCTGCAGTCCGAGGGTGAGGTGAAGGTCACCGTGCATGAGGATTCGGGCATCGCGTTCGACGTTGGCGACACCGTGACCGCAAGGGATAATCTCACCGGCATCACCGTCAACGCGACTATCAGCAAGAAAATCGTCAAGGTCTCCGACGGCGTCCTAAGCGTCGATTACGGGGCCGAATAAACAGTAAGGAGCCGATTATGGCGCGTATCGACAATGCGACGGTCATGCAATGCGACCGGTGCGGCAAAAACAAATGGTACAAGGATCTGGACGACCCGGATATCAAGACGTGGTACAACGTCAACCGGCTGGACTCCACCGGCACGGGCCACGACTACCTGTTCTGCGAGCAGGATCACGCGGATTATGTGAACAAGCTCAAGGACTTTGATAACAGCTTCGACAGTTGGATGCAGAACGGAGGCAAGCAGAATGGCTGAACTCGTCACCGGTCATGCGGGCAAGGCGCACGCGACAGCGGAGCAGGCGGCGGGATTGAACGCCGGCATCCTCGGCTTGGACGATTATGTCCTGAACGTGCACGACAAGTTCGAAATCACGGTAGTCAGCGCGAACAAGGTGACCATCGGCACGGGCGAGCTGGTCATGCAGGGCCGTCACGTCAGCCAAGGCACGCCCGA